GCAATAGCGCGCAGCAAATACAAGCATACAACATTCCTCAGTGTTGATGGCTCTGCCGCCAAGATCCGCGCAGGTATTGACCATTTCCATACGCGCAAAGATGAATGGCAAGCTTGGATGAAAACCAAAGTCGAGCAAGACTTCGTTGAATCCTTCTTTAAAAAGACAATCTGCAAAGGCGCACACACACGCCAATTGCAGAAGGATAACATCAACCAAAAGCAATTAGAAAACTTGCTTCGCATTTGGGATAACGAAAGATCCCAACTCGGTGCCAACAAATGGGCATTGTATAACTGCTTAACATATTGGGCCACGCATACAGACGATGCGCGCACCCCTCATGTTGCGCGTTACAATCGTGAAACCGACATCGCAAAAGCAATGTCTTCAACACTGTGGAAAGGACTATGAACCTAAACAGAATACAACTTGAGTGGTTGGCAGATACTGCCGCCACCACTCTGGCTAAACATGGGGCTTGGCCTACCCCGCTTCGCCTTCTGGCAGACCAAATAGAAAAAGACTGCCCAAACTTCAACAAAGAGAAATGGATTAAACGTGCGTTGAAGGCTTGGGAAGACAACTATGTCTATCCAGAAATCAATGATGAAATCCCTTATTAGGAGAACTAAAATGCAAACAGCAATCGAAACTATTACTCCAGCTTTAGCAAAAATTATGCTGGGTATGAACACACAAAATCGCAAGCTTAAGAAAAACCATGTTCAAAATATGGTTCGCGATATTCAAAACGGTTTATGGCAACTTAATGGTTCATCTATTTGTGTCTGTTCAGATGGAACATTGCTTGATGGTCAGCACAGATTACATGCCATTATTAAAGCTGATAAATCTATAGAAACTATAGTTGTTCGAGGCTTGCCAAAGGATGCTAGAGATACAATTGACTCAGGCACAAAGCGCACAGTCAGCGATAGAATATCAATGAATGGCGCTAGTTACGCAACGTCACAAGCATCTGTTGCTAATTTTTTAATTAGTGTTGCTCATAATACACCTCGATCTGTTACTGCTTCACAACAGGAAGTATTATCTGTTATAGAAAATCACGACTTGATTCCAAGTTGTACTGTAGCAGACAAAGCTTTTCCTCGGGTGGGAACCTTATTAGCTGGGCTTCATTACATTGCTTGCTATCAAGACAATCATCAAAAGGCTGATGAGTTTATAGCTGTCTTTAAAAAAGGTGTGCCAACTTATGAACATGATGCCGCTCATTTTTGCCGCGAATATTTTATTGCTCAAGAAATGAAACAAGTAAGTATTCGCACTGAGTTTAAACGTAGAATTATAGTGAATGCGTTTAATAAATTCATAATGAATGAACCAATGCGAAGCGCGCGCTTTCCTGAAAAGTATTATATTCCTCAATGGACTCCTGAATGTGTTGGTGTTCACATTGGATAATATTTGCTCTGAGTGTGAAGGCGATGGCGTTGTAGAAATCTACAAACGCCAAAGCTTTAGCCGTGATGTTGGTTACATAGATACAAAGACATGCACACAATGCAATGGATCAGGGTTTGACAATGACTTCGATCCATTGCATACATGCAAGCATGAAGTCGTATCTCCAACTGATAAGTGACAAAGCTTGGAAAGCTAATGTAAAACTTGAGGATGCCTTTGATAAAGCAGGGGCTTCCTCAACAACGTATTGGCGTACCGTAAATGAGAGAACAGAGTTAAAGTATGATACGGCATTGAGAGTGTTCAATGCAATCGAAGAACTTTACCAGATTCAACAAGCCCGTGAGTATTCCAAAGGATTACGAGAAGCTAATCAAAGCGTTGATCGGCGCGCGATTAGAAAAAGGTTTGAGCCAAGAATCCTTATCCCATAAGATTGGCTGCACCTCTTCTCTGATTCACAAATGGGAATCTCACAAGAGAATACCGTCTGGCTTTATGCTTATCTGCTGGCTTGATGCTTTGGACTATCAAATAGATGTCACCAAAAAAGGTTCATAGAATATTTTGCATTATCTGCAATGCGCAAACAGAATGGTTTGTCGCAGTGCTTAAACAAAATTCTTCTGCATCTTATGAAAAGCATTGGTACATTTGCAGACGCTGCTATGAGGAGGACCAATGGCAAACCGTAATAAAAACAAAGGAACCTACCACGAAAAGTGGTTTGTCAACTGGCTCAAAGAAGCGGGTATCAAAGCGAAAAGGCAACCGCTCAGTGGCAGCTTGGGAGGAGAGTATAGCGGCGATCTCAAGCTCGAACTCAACGGATACGAATTGGTAGGCGAAGTCAAATACCGTGACAAGTCTACCTTTCCCAGCCCCTTCAAAGTTTTAGAAGGCAGAGACATTGCTTTTTACAAACGGAGAACAGGCAAGCCGCAAACCTTAGTCATCATTGAAGGTGACACATTCCTTAAACTAATGGAGAACTCTAATGAAAAAGATAAAGAACCTAGCTGACGGTCAGGTCTGGGATTCAACTGTTAGCAGGGTATCGCAATCAACAGTATTGCGAGAAGAAATGATTCGTAAAGATTTTATAATTGATAGCGCAAAGATAAGCGCTGATCGGATTAGACTTGGCGAACCTGTCGGTGACTTCTGGCTAGAAGGCAAAGCCAAAGAAAGATTAATAAAAGATTATGGCTTAACGGAGGCTGACTTCAAAAAATACCTTTGACTATATTGCATATATGCAGTAGTCTTTGTCTTATAAAAAAAGGAGAACACAATGCAAAGACAAGGTTTTATTGGCGGCTCTGATTGCGTGAAGATCATGCAAGGTGAGTGGCTAGATCTTTGGAATGTAAAGACTGGGCGCGCGCAGCCTGATGATTTGTCTGACAATATCGCTGTGCAACTCGGTATTCATACTGAGGATTTTAATCTCAAATGGTTTGAGAAAAATTACAATTGCATATTAACGCATCATCAAACTGAACTGTCAGAAATTATCGGGACCGTCCCTGCAAAGGGAACCATCGATGCCGCATTCAATATGCAACCAGTAGAAGCGAAGCACACCAATGCTTTTAATTCTATGAATGACATGATTGATAGATACATGCCTCAACTTCAGCTATACGCAAAGCTTGCTGGCGTTGACGGAATCTATCTGTCTGTAATTTTTGGCAACAGCAAATGGGAATCCAAACACATCAAACAAAGTAACCAATACTTTGAAGGTATGTGGACTGTTGTCTCTGATTTCTGGTCTTATGTTTTAGATGACAAGCCTCCAGAAAATGTTGCACCAACTGTACTTAACCACAATAATATTGAAGTTGATCAAATGGTGATACGTGATGCAACACAAGATAATCAATTCGTCGATGCCGCAGTTACTTATATACAAGGTTATGAGCATAACCGAGTATTCGAGAATGCAAAGAAAGATCTCAAAGCTATGGTCGCACCCAATGAACGTGAGGTTTATTGTGATCAATTGTCAGTCCGAAGAGACAAGCGCGGCGCGCTCAGAATAGTTAAAAGATAAGGAGAACAATCATGGCACAGAGAACAGTGACTGATGAAATAAAGTTCAGCGACAATGAGCTTTGGAAAGCAATGGAATCTCAAGTAATGGATTTAGTTTCTGATAGAGCTATTCAATATTTAACAGCTAAAGCAGTTCAATATCATGTTGATGAATCCATTGATAAATACTTTAGTCGCATAAAAGAAATAATAGAAGATGATCCACATGATCTTGTTGACGCAAGTGAAATAGCATTTTCAAATGAAGGTTTTATGGAAGCAACATACATAGCAGTACAACTTGTACTCGAAGAAGTCCTGCCACAAATTCATTTAAAACCAGAATGGAAAACAAAAAAAGATTGGATAGAAATGATCCAAGCAAAAAAGGAGAACACCAATGACACTTGAAACCACAATGGATATATGGGATGCGCTTGCGCAATCTGATCCACAATATCTAAAACCAGTAAGCTTTGGATCACGCAGCTTCACGGCTATTGACCCACAGTATCAAGTCAAAAAGATGACAGAACACTTCGGCCCTGTTGGCGAAGGCTGGGGTTGGCACAATCAAACAGAGATAGTGCCTCTAAGCAACGGAGACAGCGCTGTATTAGCGCATGTAACTATCTGGCATGGGAACCAAGGAAATATGTTTGGCCCCTTCACAGGCTGTCGCAAGTTCTTTGATGCTTCAAAAGGTAGGCTGGCAGAAGATGCGCCGAAGATGGCTATCACAGATGGGCTGACAAAAGCGCTATCTCACTTGGGCTGCGATGCGGATGTGTTCTTGGGTAAGATGGATGGGAATAAGTATTCCGCAGACAGTGTTCCTAATGGCGCGGGGCAAGCATGGTAACTAAGAAAGTTACTAAACTCTGGAAGGGTGAATACCTTTCAATCAGGACATATGAGGTGCAGCCCGCGATCAAAGCGGGCGGGCTGCGCCTCATATATCAAGACAAGCAAATGTTCTTAGATCCAGTACAGCTACAAAATCTAAGACCATCATCTAAAGTTTTCAAATCAAAAACAGGAGGTAAAGATTACCAACTAATAGATATTAAGTTTGTCCCACAGGACAGCAAGCAAATGAAACTATTATAAAGGAGCCAGAAGCATGGCAGAATATGACAACACAAACACAGGCGCAGCATTTGCACCATTCCCAACACAACAAATGATTTTGCAAGGGAAGGTTGATATTGATATGAAGCAATCCAAGATTGTTTGCGTCAAAGATCAAACCAAAAACGGCAGAAATATTGTTGAGGTTTATGCAAAGATTGCAGTGTTGTTTGAGAATGACAAGAAGGGCAATGAAAGCGCGCCAGATTACTCTGGCCCAATTGATGACAATGACGTGCTAAAGATTGCAGGTTGGAAGCGCATGAAAGATGGCAAGCCTTATATGTCATTCAAAGTATCAGATAAACAGAATGGTTCGCATGGCGCACAAAGTGGATTGCCAAACGATGCAATACCATTCTAACATAAGAATGTTCTCCGAGGATTCATTTACATCTGCCCGATTGGAATCCTCCCTGACTGACGCAGCTTTGGCTGCGTCTTTTTTTAGGAGTGCACCATGATAGAATTTTTCACTATCTTAATGATCGACTATGAAATGCCAGCGCATAACGCCGCACCACTTGCAAGCATAGTCTACGCTTCAGAGAACCACTGCCAGCAAGTAATGGATCAGGGTCTAGCTGACCCAATCTATGACCATATCGTAAAACTCTACGGCAATAACATCTATATGACCTGCGTAGAAACAGACGTTGTGTCATCCGTACTTAGACCAAGGGCAAGACCATGACCGAAGAACAAATGCTACAAGCAATGCTTGATGACGCCAAACAAATACGCAAACGCTATCGTGATAAATGGGGCGGCAAACCAGACCCCAAAGCAAAAGAACCAGAGCCTAAGCCAAAAGAGATCGAGACGACAGCCGCGCCCACAAGAGGCAGCGGCTGGCGTAACGATCCACTTAGCCAAAAAGAAATAGATGACATCCTATACTTTCAAAGCAAGGGATGGTGCGTAACATCTACGGCTTTGTTCTTGGGCCTCAATGACAAAACTGTAAGGAAGTATCGTGAGGATGCCAGTCGGGACCAACACCCCCAAGAATCTTAATATCAGCTACACATCTAAGTGCAAGCTAAATCATTAATTCAAAGTGAGGGGCGTCGATAAAAGGTCTCCGCCCCTGACTGCGTCTTGTATCAATGTAATCATTCATTGCAGATTCCATAGTGCCATCCCAATAAGCAATGTTTGGAACAGACCAAGCAGCTCCCCAACGAACAGGAACATCTACAGCGCGCGCGCCTTCAGCCATAGCATCAGCAATTTCGTCATAAAGATTTAATTCCCAGCGCCCACCATCAACATAAGCCATCAGATCAACAGCCAAACCATCAATGTGCTTGCTCTTCATGGTTTGACTTGCGCCTTTAGCAACCAAAGCCTTCTGCTCTTCAATAGTTCTTAATCCACAGATCACGCTAAAGTCTTGCTTAGTAACACTGATTGCATACTTCACAACAGCAGCCATGCGTTCATCAACACCTTCCAGCTTCTCTAAGCTGCGCTTTCCTAGTTTATAACTCATGGTTTCGCCTTCATGTATTTGCTGACCGCTCTATTTCCAAACCAGAATGACATGATAGCAGCAAACAAACCAGCCGTTGCATCATCCCAGATTAGACTAAGTGCGCGCCCCATCTCATGCCCCATGTCCAACAGAGCAAGCAATGCTGTTACTTTGATGGCAACGAAAAGAGCAAAAAAACAATAAGTGATAACAGGGCGCACACTTCCGCGTAATGCGTTGATAAAGCCTCCCGCATCAATACTGTCATGTCGGTACAGCCCCTCGGTTTCTTTAATATCTGCTTCTTTATCCATGATGCTAAGTTTTAATTCAGCACGTTTAGACATCAGATCCATTTCAAGCTGCGCTCTTTCAAGCTCATGCTTGTGCGCTTGGTTTGCTTTGAAGTAGTTTAAAACCTCTGGCAAAAACGATGTGCCAAAACCAAGCAAGCTGCCAAGAAGAGTAATCATTTGCGCTCACTTCCAAGCCAGACAGCAAACGCGCCCGTCATTGCACCTGATACCACACTAATCATTGCAGATTGTTGCGTGGATAAATCATCCAAAGACATGCCCCATTCAATAACACGAATATACATTAAGGTCATAACAGCCATCATGACTCTTGGCATTATCTTCCATTCGAGAATACGTTCCATAGCTATAGTCATTCAGACCTCCATATCTATGATGCTACCCTGTGGCTTTAGCCCAGAGTTAGACGCGCCAAACTTATCATAACTCAACATTAAATCAAGCTGTTGTCTCTCCAGCGCCTTAGCGAGCTTGTGAGCGCGATTATGCTCTTTCTGCACCTGTTGCTGCGCCTGATGGTTTTCGATGCTCTCACGCGCTCTCTGTGCTTCTATGGCAAAAGGAAGATTACCAACAGGATCAAGCATTAGCCAACCATACAAATCCAACAAGACCAGCAAACAAAACTAAAAACAGAGTAATGCCAGCAGCCCACTCAATAATAGCTTGTTTTATTTCCATGCGGCGAAACTCATGCTCTCGCTTTTGTTTGCGTATTTCGGCTTCTATTCTTAGAAACTCTTGCCAATGAGAGGGACCAAGTATTGCAGGGTGGCTAATAATCTCTCGCAATTCATCGCGCATTTGCTGCGCTTTCTTTCGAGCTAAGAAAACTTCCATAGCTTGAGCCTGTGTCCCAGATCCCAGCGCCTTATACCAAGGTGGTTTCTCTGACATCTTTTCAGCCTGATCCAGTTCAGCCATACAGCCAGCCCATTGCTGCAACTGTTGGCCCATGTCTTGCAGATCGCGCCCAACTTGAACGCCTTTCTTGAGAAAGTTAAATGCGGCTGTAGCTCCCGCGATTGCAGTGACAGGATCTATCATGTTTCATAGAACCTCGCTGGGCAGATGTAGCTAGGTGGCACTACATAACTTCTATCATACCATTCATAATCAGGACGTTCATGCCCACAATCATAAAGACAAACCTGATACAGCCCTAGTTGAAAGCTCTGGCCCCAGAGTATGGCGACCAGAGTACACAGCATCAGCCCATCATATTTATGCGTAAGAGTAGAGCAATAATGAATGCAGACGCACCAATCAGAATAGCCTCAAGACGCTTTACACGATTGAACAAATCTTTGAATTGAATATTCATCTGCGTTTTAATCGCTATGATTTCTTTTTCTAATCCATCAATGCGGTCATGCGCTGATGATACCGTTCTTTTGTCCATCAGTCAGCCTCCTGAATGGTTAGTGTCCCAGCCTCAACCTGACGCATGATCTCACTGTAGTGGCGGTTGCTGGGGTCTAGAGGGACGAACATTTCTTGTCCGTCGATGGTGGCACGGATGGAGGTATTGTTGCCATCAAAGGCAATGTATTGGGCGGATGTGATTTGCATGTTGTTCATGGGTTATAACTCCGCATCAAAAGACATCCAACTATTTGTGCTAGTTGGTGTAAGTGTCCAACTTGTCCCGCCTGTTTGACCTGAACCACTAACCTTAAGAAGCAGCTCTCTGGGACTTGCGTCTGCTAACTCTGGCGCATTACAATTAGGTGCGGTGTTGCCTAAAAGTCTCCATCCTGTAGCACCAGAAGTAGTTGCAGTCGGACTTGCCCTCATTTCTTCTGGCAAAGTAAATGACCCATAAAAGTCCGCAGTACTATAAACAACGCCAGTAAATATTGCGCCGTAACCACCGCCCTGTGTTGTTTGAGTTTTATAATAATACCTCTGGCACCTCGCCAGTTGATCGGAGTATGGGATGTGCTCGAAGGGTGTACTAGTGTCCCCGATTTCCAACTGGGCGCCTGTCAGTTGCCAGTAGTTGCCGATGGTGTCGGCAAGATTTACCACTCCTGTCGCACGACTTGAGCCAACAGAAGAATTTGCACCCCATGAAGTGTTTAAACTTCCAGAAGCATAGTCAGTTCCAGAGCCAAGCCACCAATTCAGTTCAAGACTTGACCCATTATCGTTATCAAACAATCCAGCAGTATCACCCGAAAAGGTGATAGTCTTGTATTCCCACACGCCAGAAGAAGCTACGGTATAAGACTGAGATATAGTCCTAGAATTATCAACGTCATAACACTCAACAACATAAGTTCCTGTCTTGTTGGACTTAACCCAAAATGAAACGGTAAATTGCTTCGCCGATGATGTTCCTTTGGCCAATGATTGAAGGTTTTGCCCCTCGAAAGCCTGTCGTGCCATTAAAAATGAGTTAGTAGACAATGAGGCATTTGCTGTCGTGCATTCATACCGAAATGAATTTGAAAATCCATCAGGGGCATCTGTGCTTTGAGAAATGGTCCAAGTCCCTGCTAAATACACTGGCGAAACAAATCTATCCACACAGTAGTATCCTTGAGACGTAACACCAGTCGTACTCGTCCCCCGCTGTGCCACTTGCATAGCACCATTGATAATCAAATTCCTGTTCGACAAGGCACCATCGTCATAGACGTTACCAAGATCTGCAAGTTGTCGTGCCTTGCTCATGTTACACCTCTTGTGCTGCTAGATGTGCAGCATAAGCATCCTTAACCGCTTGTGTATGCACCACGTTGCAAATGTTCTGCACCTCTGTGCTTTCACCTGTGATGTCTGCATTTGGTGCAACGACATGGCGTGAAAAGGATCGGCTGATCTCTACGCCGTCACGCTTGATGACCGTGGCTGTACGCACTTGCACATGCTTGAAGTCACCTACGATCTCTATTTTGTCTTGTACTGTTTCTTCTGTTAATGCCATCGTTTATCTCCTGTGATGGTTGGACTGTCCGACCCCTTGGTGTGGGGTTATGCTGTGGTGTGGTAGGTCGCAGATATGTGAAAGTCATAAAAGGTTGCGCCAGATGTGCTGCTCAGAACGGCATTAATTCGGCTCGTAGAAGAAGACACAAATTCTTTTCTGACGGTAAAGGCTTCGTGACCAATAGCTACGCCGTGGAATGAACTTGGGACAAACGGCAGGCCGCCTATTTGAATTGATGTCCCGTCATTTCTTGCTTTAAAATAGGCAACAGCATGGACGATTGATCCGACCTTTACATAGTTTGCAGATATATCAGTAAACCCAGCGGGGAAGCCAACAGTTGAGGCAGGCACCCAAGTCCCCTCCTCATAGTCATCCAGCTTATTAGCCGAACCAGTACCGCCAAGGTAGACACCGCCAGAGAGGTAGAGGTCTTTCCAACGTAAGACTGTATTTCCTAAATCAACAGTAGCATCAGACGCCGACCCACCTGTTGTTGCAGGTAGAACCCCATTATCATTAAGGTAAATGCCCTTTGTGCTTCCTGTTCCACCTGCGAAGTAAACATCATCAGTGGCAGCAACTCCAATACCCCCAATAGAGGAGCCATTCTTCTGAACATCAATGATTGCCCCATCGGTTGACGCACGGTCAACAGTGAGGACGGTTGCACCATCGTTGTCTACAGTTAGGCCAGCACTAGCCGTAACTGCCCCAGAAAAAGTTCCACCAGTAGACGCTGGAACCATGTCAGCAGTCGTGAAAGACTTAAAGGCAACAATGTTTAGCTCGTCACCCGTAGCCGCACCAGAGGCCAGCACAATGCTTGTCCCATTGTTTGCAGTGTAATCTGTGCCATCTTCTAAAGTTATGCCATTTAATG